TCAAATTAGAAATAAACAAGATAGTTTATATGAAATGGTAATAAAACAAATTAAATCATTGATAACATCCAAAAGTAGTAAGGTTTTAAAAAATGGAAAGTAATAAACCAACAGTTCAAATGATGGGCAGGTATCAGCCATGGCATGGGGGGCACCGCGAATTATTTAAACAAGCAGTAAAGAAAACAGGACAAGTTGCTATAATGATACGTGACATGCCTGTTGATAATAATAACCCGTTAGAGTTTAGCGAAGTATCAGAAATAATTACAGAAGACTTAACTAAGCATGGCTTTACAATTGGTAAAGATTATGTTATAATGCAAGTACCTAATATTGTAGACATTACGTATGGACGTGATGTAGGTTATTCCATCTCTTTAGAAAGACTGCCAGATGAAATAGAAAATATTTCTGCAACGGAGATTAGAAAGATATGGGAAGAAGAGCGTAAAAAAATGAGTTAATATGCAATTAACCGAAAATGTTTATTTTTATGAAAATGTAATTGGCAAGGATACATGTAATAAAATTATTAATTTATCTAACGGGCAATGGAAAGAAGGAGTAATAGGATACAATAAAGAAACTACAAATAAAATTAAAAGACAATCATCAATTTACTGGGTTGAACAGCAATGGGTGTTTAACCTTGTTAGACAATATATAATACAAGCAAATATAGATGCAGGTTGGAATTTTGATATTTCTTATATGCCGCCTTTTCAATTGACTAAATATGACAAAGGTGATTTTTATGATTATCATGTTGACGGGTTCTCAACTGTTCCGTACAACCGAGAAGATTTAGGCGAAGCAAACGGTAAAGTTAGAAAATTATCTTTTTCGTTGCTCTTAAATGATACATATGAAGGCGGTGAACTTGAAATAGGAATTTTAGGACAAAAGTATCTTGATTCCATACCAAATTTAACATCTGATATGCCTGAGTTTACATTTAATGAAGTAACTAAAAAACCCGGTTCTATAATTATATTTCCGTCTTTTTTATGGCACAGAGTTAAATTGATCACCAACGGTAACAGATATTCTTTGGTAGGATGGGCAATGGGCCCACCATTTAAATAATATAAAAAAATTAAATATAGAATATGAAAATAGGATTTATAGGTCTTGGTAAACTAGGTCTTGAATGTGCCGAGGCAATAGTAGACAAAGGCATACCTGTTACTGGATACGATATTAAAGAAAGAGAAAGCAATAAAGTATCCATTGTATCTGACATAAAAGATGCAGTAACGGGAATGGACTTTATTTTTATTGCAGTAGAGACACCACACAATGCAAAATATGATGGTAGTATTCCGTCATCTCATTTATCAAACAAAGATTTTGATTATTCGCATGTTAAAGATGTTCTCGGTCGAATTAATAATGTAATAACAAAAGATCAAACTATTGTATTAATTAGTACTGTATTACCTGGAACATGTAGAGAACAATTTATACCTATGTTAGGATTTGGAACAAATTTTATATATAATCCATATCTAATTGCAATGGGAACTACTACATGGGATATGTTAAACCCAGAAATGATTATTATCGGTAATGCTACAGGTAAACAAGACAATGTTACAGCCGAATTAGTAGATTTTTATAACATGTTGTTAGAAAAAAATAATACTAGATTTGAAATAGGAACATGGGACGAGGCCGAATGTATTAAAATATTCTATAATACGTTTATATCTGCAAAAATAGGATTAGTAAATATGATACAAGATGTTGCCGAACGCAATGGTAATATAAATTGCGATGTTGTTGCAAATGCTATTGCTAATAGTACTCAGCGTATTATTAGTCCTTTGTATATGAAACCGGGTATGGGCGACGGAGGCCCATGTCATCCTAGAGATAATATTGCATTGAGATATCTAGCAGAAAAATTAGATCTAGGATACGATTTATTTGATGCCATAATGACCGCTAGAGAGACGCAAGCAAAAAGATTGGCAGAAAAATTAATTAGTTATGATTTACCTGTTGTTATCTTAGGCAAGGCATTTAAACCTGATGTAGAATTTACAGACGGCAGTTATGGAATGTTAGTAGGACACTATGTAAATAAGCTCGCACCACACTTAGATTTATATTATGACAAAAATCTAGATGATACGTTCGAACCTATTACTGAAGAAATACATGATGTACCTTGTACATATCTATTAGGCCATCGAGGTAAACATTATGATTTTAATTTTAATCGTAATAGTATTATAGTAGATCCTTGGAGAGAGTTTGAAACAGATAATAATAACATTAAAAAAATAGTTTATTATGGAGATACCAGATCATGAATAAAGTTAAACGTATATTAAGAAGAATATGGTATTATATTCGATGGCCATATGATTGGGTTGTATTAGAAATAAAGTACAGAAGAAAACTTAAAAAACTTCGAGAACAAGATCCTTTTATATATGACTGATGCTTGATGTATTTTTTCTAAGTTATGACGAACCATTTGCAGATGAACATTACGAATTGCTTCAGTTAGTAGCACCTCATGCAAAACGTGTTCACGGCATTAAAGGTATTTTTAACGGCCACAAAGAATGTGCTAGACGAGCTATGACAAAAAACTTTTATGTTATAGACGCCGATGCAATTCTAGAGCCTGACTTTGATTTTAGTTTTGAACCTGAGTGGCACCAACAAGATCATATATTTGTTTGGCGTGCAAAAAATCCTATTAACGGATTGATTTATGGCAACGGTGGTGTAAAATTATTTCCTACAAAAATAATACGTGAAGCAAGTAATTGGCTTATAGACTTTACTACATCTGTTGCAGGTAAGTTTAAGCCTATGTCGCAAATATCTAATACTAACGGATTTAATTACAGTCCGTTTAGTACATACAAATCTGCATTTAGAGAATGCACAAAACTCGCCAGCAAAATAATACACAATCAAAAAGACGAAGAAACAGAAACACGATTACATATTTGGTGTACAGTAGGTGCAGATAAACCATATGGTAAAGACGGAATACGTGGAGCAAAAGACGGTAAAGAATGGGGATTAAAATATAAAGATGATCCCGAAATGCTTGATAAAGTAAACGACTTTGAATGGTTAGAATGGAAATTCATGAACTCTTAGATCGATTTGAATTAATATATCAAAAAGATTTTATATCTAATTTGCGGAGATCTTACATAGATAAAGATTTACATAGCATATTTAAATTATTAGATGAAAAAGGATACGATCAAGATCTAAAAAAACTTATTTTATTTGATGACTATTATGCTTTATGGAGGTTATTAGAAAGAGAAACTAAATCTGCATTGATACCTGCAATTAAAAAACATTATAATATATTAGGCGATGCATTATCGCAGGGGCAAATTAAATCTAAGCAATGGTTACTCAGCAAAATAAAAGGATTAGATCTAGGTACTGTTTTTATTTGTGCTGGTTGGTATGGAATACTCGCTACAATGATGTTTGAAGACGAAAATGTATATGTAGACAGAATACGAAGTTTTGATATAGATGATAGTTGTTATGAAATTGCCGAAGATTTTAATAAACCTTGGGCTCAAGATAATTGGAAATTTAAAGCATTAACACAAAATATTTTAGACATAAATTACGCAGAACATTCTTGGACATTTTGGTCCAAAAAGAATAATAGAGAAAGTTATCCTATAACAGATATACCAAATACAATCATTAATACAAGTTGTGAACATATAGAAAATTTTACAGATTGGTTTAATTTAATACCTGCAGGTAAATTAGTCGCACTTCAATCTAACAATTATTTTGAAATAGATGATCATGTTAATTGTGTCAACAATTTAGATGAGTTTAAACAACAAGCACCTTTAAGTAATATTATATACGAAGGTGAGCTTGAATTAGAAAAATATACAAGATATATGTTAATTGGTTATGTATAGATATGAAGATATAACTACTGTTCATATTGAACCAACACAACTTTGTAATGCAGCTTGTCCTCAATGTGATCGTAATCAAAATGGAGGATGGGATAATCCTTACCTCACAGGTGCAGATTTAACCTTAGCAGACTATCACAAAATATTTCCTGCCAGTTTTATAAGGCAATTAAAAACAATATTCATGTGCGGTAACTTAGGCGATCCATGTGTAAGTAAAGATTCACTTGAAGCATTTAGATATTTTAGAGGCATCAACCCACGTGTATGGTTAAGTATGAATACCAATGGTGGAGCAAGGGACGAAGAGTATTGGGCAGAGCTTGCAAAAGTGTTTGGCAAAATGGGTGCAGTGATTTTTAGTATAGATGGCTTAGAAGACACAAATCATTTGTATAGGCAAAAGGTAAATTGGAATAGTGTGATGCGAAATGCAAAGGCATTTATAAATGCAGGCGGTCGTGCTAGATGGGATTTTATTGTGTTTAAGCACAACGAACACCAAGTAGAAGAGGCACAACAACTATCAAACGATATGGGCTTTGAAATGTTTCAGTTTAAAAAAACAGGACGATTTTTTTCTACTGCTAGCCACAAAGGCAAGGAATCGCACCAAGCAGTAAACAAAAAAGGCGAACTGACACAAAAGTTAGAAAAACCAAAGGATAAGTATGTTAATAAAGCCCTACATAAAGAAAAAGAACTCGTTGCCAAACACGGTAGCATGGACAACTATTATAAGCAAGTCAAAATAGATTGCAAAGTAAAAAAAGAAAAAAGTATTTTTATAACAGCTGAAGGTATGTTAATGCCGTGTTGTTGGGTAGGCGGACAAATGTATAAATGGTACTGGCCTCCTAAACATTCTGATGTATGGTCTTTTATAGATAAACAAGATTTAGATGTAAAAACAAATAGTCTTAAAGACGTAATGAACGGTCCTTTTCTAAAAGCAATAGAAAATAGTTGGGAAGACGAACGCAGGCCAAAAGTTTGTGCAAATAAATGTGGAATAGAATTTGATGCATTCAAAGAACAATTTACCCAGTAAAACTTTTTGTGCATTGCCTTGGATGCATCTTAGCACAAGACCTGACGGAGCAATGCGAGTATGTTGTACGGCAAATGCATCTAGTGTTGGAGCAACTAATGACAAAGAGTATGGAGGTAAGGTAGGAGAGCTTCGTACAGAAGATGGCAAGCCAGCTAATTTAAATGTAGCAGGGCTGAACGAATCTTGGAATAATTCTTATATGAGAAATGTAAGAAAACAAATGCTTGCAGGAGAACGCCCGCCTAGTTGTAATAAATGTTTTAAGGAAGAAGAAGCAGGACATAATTCTAAACGTATGTGGGAAACTGCATATTGGTTAGAACGATTTAGTTTAGATGAGATAATAGGTGAAACAAAAGATGATGGTGAAATCCCTCCTAAAATAAGATATATTGATTTACGGTTAGGATCTAAATGCAATTTAAAATGTATTATGTGTAGTCCACACGATTCATCTGCATGGGTGCCGGATTGGAAAGCATTTTATCCACAGGTTAAAAATGAAACATTAAAAGATAGTTGCCAATGGCACGGAGGCGGAGCAGACAAATGGGGGGCAACATATAATTGGTATAAAAATAATCCTAAGTTTTGGGAAGATTTATACAGCCAAATACCTAACATTTACCAGTTGTATTTTGCAGGAGGAGAAAGTACAATTATTGAGGAGCATTATACTCTATTAGAAAAAGTTATCGAAATGGGTTATGCTCCTAAAATTGAATTAAGGTATAACAGCAATGGCGTTGAAATGCCAGATAAGTTGTTCGAACTTTGGGATAAGTTTAAACGTGTACGATTTCATTATAGCATTGATTCAATAGAAAAGATGAATGACTATATTCGTTTTCCTAGTAAGTGGGAACATCAGGTTAAGCAATTTCATGTGCTAGATAACACCGACGATAATGTAGAAGTAACGGTTGCCTGTGCGGTGCAAGCATTGAATATATATTATATACCAGACTTTATTAAATGGAAATTAAATGCAGGATTTAGAAAAATTAATATGTGGCCGTTCGGGACAGGCGGTATTAACTACCATTTTGTATATTGGCCTCCTCATCTTAATGTTAAAATCTTTCCTCAATGGTTTAAGGAAAAAGTTAAGAGTAAATATGAAGATTTTTATCCGTGGTGGGAAAAGAATTGGGAGAAAGGTATTCCGTCTTGGTACAAAGGTAAAGTTGATTATGAAAAATGGCGAGAAGCAAGTTACGGTATTAAACGATTACAAGGCATGATTAACTTTATGATGTCAGAAGATTGGTCAAGACGCATGCCAGAATTTCAAGAATATATTACTCTCAATGATAAAGTACGTAATACTAATTTTAAAGAGACGTTTCCAGAAATGGCAGAATTATTATGAATTTTTCAAAAAAATATTAGAAAAAAAGGATTTATAAATGCTCAATCAAAAAATAACACAAGCATACAATAGTAATGGTATAAACCGGTTTATATATACGTCAATTGGCATTCCTATTCCGTTTGATCCGGACTGGAAACGTATCGGATTTAATATAAGTGGTGGCGCAGATACTGCAATACTTATGTATATAGTATTAAAACACATATCTGAACAAAATTTAGATATAGAAGTACACACGATTAGTCACATTCGGTGCTGGACTTCCCGTCCATGGCAACGAACAGTTAGACTGAATGTAGTAAAAAAGTTAAAAGACTATTTCCCCAATATTAAAATGGTAGAACACGAAAACTATATTCCAGTAGAGATAGAGATGGCAGTTGTTGGAAGTGTAATTCCTGTAAAAGGAGAAATGAAAAGCGGAGATCAAATTGAAAACTCTAGCTTTGCTAGATATGTTGGGTTTACATTTAAACTGGATGCCGCATATTGTGCAACAACACGCAACCCGCCACACTTGAACAAAGCCGGCGGTGATCCTGGTCGTGATTATTTAACAGATACAATTGATTTTGATCAGATGGTTTATGGTCCGTATCATACTGGATTGTTTCCAATGCAAGTAAAGCCATTTATGTATTATACAAAGGATCAAGTTATATGTGAATATTTTGTTCACGATGTAGAAGAATTGCTCAATACTACACGTAGCTGCGAAGGAGAAACCGGTTATATGAATGATGCTTCAGTAGCAGAAGGTATTACAAACAAAATGGTTGACAATGGTTTTGAAGATGCATTTATACATTATACACCTGGAGATGAATTACCAGAATGTGGTAAATGCTTTTGGTGCCAAGAAAAATCTTGGGCAATAGAACAAGTTAGGAAAAATATTACTTGAGACACCCAGAACAACAATTACATGTACAAGAATTAAAAAACGGAAAAGTTTTTGATGATGCAAACTTAGATTGCGGGCAAGCATATAGTGTTTATAAATTTCATCCTGAATACGGTGCGTTTGATTACGGAATAGAGAGAAAATAATATGGGATTTTGTGCGGTAAACGATAAAAAAGAACAACAGTTAATGGTAGTTTGGGATTTGGGACGTAGATGTACATATGCATGTAGTTATTGTCCGCCACACCGTAAAAACAACTGGAGTGCAACAGCAAAATTAGATGAGTTAAAAACAACAGCTGATAGCTTAGAGCGTTACAGTAATATATATAACACAATGCGTAATAAGCCTTTTAGAATTGCTACTAGTTTTACTGGCGGAGAACCTACTGTAAATCCATCTTTTTTTCCATTCCTAGAATATTTGCAAGAACGATATCCTGAATGGAGGCGTACACTCACGACCAATGGTTTTTACAGCAAAAGAAAACTGGAAATTGTTATGGCAACAACTGACTTTACTACTGTGAGTTGGCATTGTGAAGGTACACCTGAACAAAAAGTGCAGGTACGTAAAAATTTGCAAACTATGATGGATTGTGGATATAATTATAAAATTAATATCATGTTTCACAACAGACCAGACTACTATCAAGAATGTATAGAACTTGCACAATGGTGTGATCATAACAATGTCATGTATACACCCAGAGTAATCGGCGATCAAGGTGATATTAAACAAGGACTAAAAGACAAAACAGTTCACACATACACTGATGATCAACTGAACTGGATGAAGAGATTTTGGGAAGCTAAGAAAAGCGGATCAAAAACACCAGCAAATGATGCAAGTCGTTTGCGAGCTGCCTCCTTGCCAGGAGTAATGATGCTAGTAACTGAAACACCTAAAAAGACAGTAGGGCAAACAATTGGTCGACCATGCTGTGGTGGACGCGATTTAGACTTGTTAGTAAATGAAGAATGGACGAAGGGTACGTTTGTATATGACAATAACTTTAAGGGCTGGAGTTGTATGATTAACTGGTACTTTCTATACTTACATCAGGAAATTGACGTTGTTTGGCATCACCAAACATGCCAGGTCAACTTAGACGGAAAGATTGGCCCTATCAGTAGTGTAAGTAAATTTGATGAATATTGTGATAAATTGGAAGCCCAGGTGGCTACCGGGCATATACCTTATATTCGTTGTCCTAAGTCACATTGTGGCTGTGGATTATGTGCTCCAAAAGCAAAACATGATCAACTAGCAGAACATATATTCCGTTCACATGCGCCTGGTATCGAACCCGACTTTATGGAAGTGCAAGATATTACTAAGTCAGTTGGATCACTTAAAGCATTAGTATATGCCTTTGACAAAAAGAATGAAAATGAAACCATCTGAGCAATTTGTATGTAGTAAGTTATTTTGTGATCTTATTATTAAATTTCCCAATGAAGGTATTAAAAATTGTTGTAAAACAATTGATACTAATAATATACCTGTGGAAGATATTACACTAGATTTTTTTAGCAATAATCCGCGGTATCTAACAAATCAGAAAACAATGCTGTTTGATAACCAGTTACCAAACCCAACATGTGGAACATGCATACAAGCAGAGCCGCATAGTTTATTTCGTAGTTGGAATCAGTTTGGCTGGCTAGATGATAATCAAAAACAAAAACTTTACGGTGCTGACAATATTATAACATTTGAGTTTATGCTCAGTAGTGCATGTGATTTAAAATGTGTATACTGTTCGCCTAAGGATAGTAGTGCATGGGCCAAAGAAATGGGAGAACCGGTACGTAAGCCTAAACCTGAATGGAAAGAGCATGTAAAAAAGGTGTTGTTTACATATTTTGAAAATAAAAAATGGAATACACAAGAAATACATTGGTTCTATTTTACTGGCGGAGAACCTACATATAATTTAGAAATGGTAAACTTCATCGAAGATATAATGAGTAGAGTACCATATACAATTAAAAAAGTAGTAATACTAAACTCCAATCTAAATACAAGACCAGTCGTACTAGAACGATTTTTGCGGTATGTTAAAAATAATTCCACTACCAATTTTGGTATTAATGCAAGTTTAGATAGCCTCGAAGAACGCTGTGAAGCTATACGGTATGGTCTTAATTGGAAACGTGCAATGGTAAATTTAGATCACTATTTTGAATTTAATAATGTGCAAGTGTTTTTAAGTCCGACAGTTAATATGCTAAGTGTTCCTGATATGTTGGAATACATTACTTATTTTAAAGAGATTTATGATAGTAATAACAAACCACTACACTTTAATGAAAATATGGTAGCCGAACCTAAGTTGTCTCCTACAAGTATGTTACCAGAACATAAAACAATGTTAGATAGTGCAATCAAGTATTGTAAGCAACATAATATTGATTATCATGATCATCTGGTCCATATACGTAAATTAATAGGGACTGATAATACACCAGACACACGTACTAAAGTAAAAGAGCATTTGGAATATTTAGAGTTTCATAGACCTAACATAAAGTGGCGTCAATTGTTTCCACATATAGAGAATATTATCAATGGATCAACCCAAACATGTTAATATTTTAGATTTTACTAAAATACCCTTTGATGATATACAACTTGTTGGTACCAAAACAATGTTGCATAGCAAGATGTTTACTATATCATGGTTACTTGGCCGCTTTTGCAACTACAAATGTTCTTACTGCTGGCCATATGCTAGGTCAGATAAAAAAGACCACAGACCTACAGAACTATGCTTAAATACTATTGACGAAATAAAACGTCAAGCAAGGGCAAATGGGTTTAACAGTTTCAACTGGTCTTTATCTGGTGGCGAACCCACCTTCCATCCTGGTTATTTGGATATTTTACAATATTTGGCTAACGACAACTCTAATTGCAAAAAGCAAAGAATCCACATGACATCAAACTGCTCGCGTAAGATGAGTTGGTTTGAAACATATGTAAAATACGCAAAACAGTTTGACAGAGCTTCTATTACTGCTTCGTCGCATTTTGAGCATTTAAATACACAGGACAAAATAGCAGAGTTTACAGACAAGTTAGTGTTCTGTCAAGATAATGGTATTCGTATTACAATAAATATGGTAATGGTACCAGAGCGATTTGAGTTGCTTATGGATCATGTTATGTATTTTAAAAGTAGAGGAATACATACAACACTAAAACCACAATCTAATCCTACTGCTACAAAGGTAGTAGAAGGATATACAAAAGAACAATTAGACATATTACATAATGATTCAAAAACTCCATACATGGAAATAGAATTAATAGACTCTAAAGGGGAAATTTATGAAATGGATCAAGCGGAGCGGTTTAATGCTTTCGAGTTTAATAATTTTAAAGGATGGGAATGTTCGTCGGGCTTTCGTGGTATCATTATACGTGAGCCTTGTGGAAATATTAAACGATCGTATTCGTGCCAAGATAAACCTTTAGGTAATATAGAAACAGGATTTAAATTATTTAATAGTCCCCAACCTTGTATATCGGATGCTTGTGTGAGTTCTGCGGATAGCAAAATACCCAAACGTAAACAGGGAACTAAAATGCCGTTATGGCCAGGAGACAAAACGTATGAAACACCTTGATTTATGTGGAGTCGAATTAATAATATATGATGCACCAAATGGAATTAGTTGTAGTGGTGGAGCTGATAGTTCGTTACTATTATATTTTTTAATGAAATATTCTAATGATAAAATTTATATTTTATCTACTGGAAATAAAGCAAAACAATTTAAAAATGTAACAATAACTAATAATGTTATTCAAAAATGCATTGAATTAACTGGAAATTTGAATATAGAGCATCATAGTACGTTTTGTGACCATCAAACAGATAGTAGTTTATTTGATAAAGTAGATTATTATAGAAAAAATAAATTAATAAATGTTTTCTATACTGGAATTACTGCTAATCCACCAAAACATATTACTGATACATTTATAGATGAAGGTTTAGAAGTAGATAGAGATCCTATTGTTGTGCGGGAAGTTTTACATAATAATGGTAAAATATATACGCCGTGGTGGAATATAGATAAAAAGAAATTAGCTCAAATATATGAAGAATATAATTTAATAGATAGTTTATTTGCATATACTAGATCGTGTGAATGGGTGCCATCCTATCAAGGTTATTCTGCTGAGGGGTTAAATATAGGATTAGGACATTGTGGAAAATGTTGGTGGTGTCAAGAACGTGAATGGGGATTTAATCGATTATGAGTTTTGAATTATTTAATATATTAACAGCATATGGTGATCAAGTTCGGTTAAATATATGCGGTGGACATAGTGATGTTGTTAATAATTTAATGCATTTTAATGATAAATGGGCACCATATAATCCTAGAAAAAATATAAATCGTTGGGGATTAAGTATAACGAATTTAGATGGTAAATTAGGTCCTGGCCCCGACTTAGATAGTTTACACGAATATAATAAAGAAAACAATACCGATTACAATGAATTAGATTTTAATGTACCTACACCAGCATATGATATAGTATCTAAATATTGCGATCCTTTTAAAAAATGGTTGGTTAGATCACATATATTAAAATTACCTCCTGGAGGCTTTTTTCCAAATCATGTAGATAATACGGGATCTAAAATAAATAGTTTTAGACTTATTGTGCCTTTACAAGTATGTAATCCTTCTGAAGGAAATTTTTTCATATATGATTCGCACAAAATATTACTTTGGGATTACGGTCGAGTATATTTTTTAAATACTTGTAAACGTCATACAATATTTAATGCTAAAGCCACAGATCAAATCGAATTTAGTGATCATCATATAGTATTGATTATGAATGTTAAATTAACAGAAGAATCTGTTTCAACAGTAACAAGTCTAATCGAGGTATGATTTTTTTAACATCTTCTCATATGTAATCAAACTTCTTGTCTGTGTTTAACAGATATGCAAATGAGAAAAGAGACTATAAATTAAAGATTTCCGTTATGTGTTTTGTATACTATATGATTTGATTTAGGCTCCCATATGAAATTTTGATCGAACAATCTAATAGTATAAACATATTGTAACATGTTTCCTGTTTTAAATAAAAAATTTTTTTCTAGTTGTAATTTTTTATACCACTCACCTTCT